TTAATGCTGTTACATTATTTAATTTTATAGTTGGCATTTTATTTTAACCTTTTGGATATTTCGTTTTAATTGCAACAATTGCATCTTTATGGGTTGTAGTACCATTAATAGCGTCATCAGATATCAACTCAAATTGATTCAAGGCATCATATTCTGCTTTCCTGTTTCTGGCGTATTCCTGTGCATCGGATTCTGCTTGAAGCCGATCTACTTCAGCATCAACTTCTGATTTTGTTGGTTGTTGACGTTCATCTGACCAATTAACTTTCTCCCAATCATTATCTTCTACATATAGTTTAGCATCTGGGACTAATGATCTGAGAGCTTGAAAATAACTAATTACTGGATTGTGTATCATATTTACACCCCTATTTCAAAAATAGTTAATGAGGTTATTCCTGTTTCGGTATTAGCCCTGTTCAAAGACCTATTAATATAACAACCACCACTAATCCATACAGCAAAACTTAATACAGCATCCTTTGCATGGGAAGAGATTATAAGGTCTGCAGCACCCCAAGTAAATACAGGGTAACCAACATGGCCGCTGTGAGCAGATTGTACCTGCACATCATTATAAATTATCATTCCGTATGTCTGTCCTCCTGACCCCGGCCCCCTATTATCTGCTGGTAAGTAATCTGTATTACCTGGTGTTGAACCTGCCGTTTTTGTCATTCTTATGTCAATATTATCAGGATCATTATAACCACCAAGCAGAGTACAGAAATTATAATAAAACTTAGAATTAGCTTGTTTAGCTGTTAATTCAACATCACAAACTTTTACTTGACTTGATGCTTCTGTTTGTGAGTTATAATTGTCTGACACCACTTGCAAAACATGACCAGCAGGGAAAGTTGCAGAACTTCCAATAGTCCCAGAAGTAATATAACCTGCCCAATCTGCTAATAAAGAATTTCTTGCCATCTTTTCCTAAAATAAACTATATTGCTGTATACCATGTAATTTGTGCTTGAGAAATCCATCTTTCCAAACTTCCACATCATTACCACGTTGTTGCATATCAACTGCTTCATTTAATGCATCATCTAAATTATATTTTACTACTTTAATATCTTTTGTTTCAACTGAATACGTACCATGCAAATTGGAGAATTGCATATAGCTCCTATGAGTAGAATCCTGTCCTGCATATGTAATATGCATCTACAATATCAGAAACAGGGTTAGAAATTTTGGTTGATTTGGGAGATAATTTCTCTTTCAAATCAACGTGGGTTTCGGACAAAAAAGTTTCATACATCAATTCTTTGTTGGCATTTCCCTTCCCTGTTGCGTGTTTCTTAATTACTGTAGGTGGTATTGTAACATATTTGAATTTTTCCTCTCTGAGTTTCATTTTGAGGATTCCCATATTTTCTGCAATATTAAAAACTCTTCCAGTTGCAGCGTATGCATAATCCTCAAGGTATATCTCACTGACTCTTCCACTGTACCACCGAATACATTCAATGACCCAATTTGCAAGCCCTACATATCTTTCCATCTCACAAGAGTATTTAGGATATTCATATGCCTTAAATACCCCAAAAGATTCTTGTGATTTTGTTTGTTTAAAAAAATAAAACTTACAATTTTCAAATATAATTTCACCATCAACCACTTCAGCCACACAAACTGCGGGCGATGTTAAAGAATAATCAATTCCTGCGATATATTCATTCGTAATCATCGAAAAATTCTGGTTCCATCAAAATCCCACAGAATGCACAATGAAATGTTGTTTCTGTTGTGTGTATATCTTCCGAATCGTATAACATAGTATATGTTGCGTTGCAATTATTACATTCAATATCCATTTCGACTTCCATTTCTCTCCAATTAAAGGTCTACTATTTCACATCCATCAGCAGAGCACGCTAATTCTTGTGAGGCAACTGTATAATCTTGTTGTTCATAATTAGACAATCTTGTCCAATCTACTTCTTGTGGAATTTTTTTAAAAAGTTCTGTATACTCTTCTTTCGTACAATCTTGATATGGTGCCTGTCTATATGTATGGTCACTAAATGGTAAAAAAGAAATACCACTAATTGTATCAAAATTATCCCATACCCACGAACCAACTCCCATCCATTCATGTTCTTTGACAGAAATGGTTACAGATGGTTTATGTTCACACCAATGTTCTTGATATATAGACCACAATTCTAACTGGTCTATTGCCGTCATATCTTTACGACAAACTGCATCTTTTGGACTTTCCATTGGAAATGAAAATACAGTTGTATGTTTTGGTTTTGTTACATCTGGTTCATTTGGAAATCCGGCTTCTTTCATCATTTTACAGAGGGGGTCTTTGTTGTCTGCTCTAACAGTTCTGATATAGAAGGGATTGTGACGAGCATGAATTCCACTTGCAGAATCAACAAGCTGAGAAACAGTGCCAGAAGGCTTAACACAAGTAATAGCTGCACTACGTTTGATACCCAACTTTTCTGACCATTCTTTGTTTGTTTTAACTGCCACATTTTTCAAATCCTCCAATAATTTTTCTAATCCTTTTTTATTTCCATTTGTAAATTTATTATCTAAAATGCCGGTAAGCGAAACTCCAAGAAGTCGTTCATCTTCGCAATTTCTTTCCCATTCTTTTGAGAGATATCTGAAATTTGTAAGAGTGGATTGGAATGTGCCAAGGATTGTCGCAATCCTGACTTTCTTAGAAAGAGATTCGGGAGTGTCCCATCCTCTAACAACGCATTCTGACAAATTACAGAATTCTCTACTTCTAAGAATAATTTCACTACAGGGGTTAGTTCCAAAGTCTTCTCTTGGTTCTCTTCGTATAATGAATCCTCCGTTTCCATCCGATTCCTTTTCATTTAATTGTTCAACAGTTCTTTTGGCCGACATACTGTTATAGATTCCTCGTTCCCCAGATTTAGAAGCGTGGAGAGATACCCACTCTCGCATGAAAGTACCAGTATCTGGTTTTTCTTTATAGTTAATCGAATTATTTGCGAGTGATCGTTGTACATTATATTCCCACCAATTGCCACTTTTTGCGAATCGCATTTCACCATCATCAAGGTCACTAAGAGAAATAAGAGCGCTCCTGCGAACACCACCAACCACAACGATTTCTGCGATTTTACAAACAATATCATGCGCTTCAATAGATTTAAGTTTTCTTCCTGCTGCATCTTGGAATACCTTTGTTGCAAAGTGAAATAAATCATCCAAAGGTTCTGGCCCAGATGCTCTACCACCAAATGTTTTAAGAGGTTTGCCTGCCTCACGAACCTTTGTCAAATCCCACTTTGGTATTTGTCCTGTCCACAATAAACTAAGTAATTCTTTAAGTGATTTTGCCCAACCAAGTTTTGAATCTGCAACAACAATTGTTGTGTCGGTTAGATGAAATTCTTCTGCTATAGGAGGCAAACGATTAACATACTGGTCTTCTACAGAAAAACCAACACCAGTTCCATTCATTAAAACATAAAGTATCTCGTCAAAAGAACGTGGAGAATCAACTTTTACGTAAGAACAATTATAACCAGCAATATTCTCTTTCCTAAGTGCCTCACCAGCCGTCATTAAACATCGCATTGAAGGCATGACATTCAATGCTAAAACTTCTTTTCTCAATTCTTCAAGAAGTCCATTATCAAGAGTGTAATCACACATCTCTTTTAAATGTTCACGAAAAAATGTAAAATATCGTTCTACTGTTTCTCCCCAAGTTTCTCTCCGTTTATTATCGTAATCCCATCTAGCATAACGTGACAAATGTATAAATTGTTGATATTGTGTAGGCAAGGTAGTGGGATTGGTTGGGTTCATTTTTTCCTCCAAGTGGCAAGATGTGTTTTTGCTAATAGTCCAAAGTAAGTGTTGATATTTATTATTTCAATTAATTTAGATTCTTGGATATTCCCAAGAATCATATCGTTTAAATCTTTGCATGTAACCGACTCTGGCCAGATGCAAATATTCCAACCATTGTCGATTGTCTTTTCCATTCTAGAAATGATTTCTGCATTTCTTGGTTCATTGTCAAAGACCATTGTTCCTGTATGTTTGTCTAATGCACTTGAAATTTCCTTTTGAGATTTCAAATTCACATCTGACCCTGCCATTGCAATACAGTTCGGCAGAAACATAGAATCAAATGGGCCCTCAACTACATAAAACTGTTTCTCCAAATCTAGACGGTCTAATCCGAATATTTTTGGAGAATCTTCGTCCATTTTAATCGTGATATAACGAAGCAGAGTATTTGTAAACGCTCGTCCTTGAAATGTAATGAGTTGTTTGTTTTTATCAAAGAATGGAATTATTATTCGTTGTTCTCTTTCATTCAAATCATATTCACGTTTTGTAACTTCGGTGACAAACTTTTTAAAATCCTCTGTATAATATAGGTAACTTAAAAATTGAGGTGGGATTGCACGATTGACTAGATACTTCTTTGCGAAATGTTGGTCATCTAAATCACTAATTCGGGGAAGATCTATCTTGGTATGAAATACTGGTTTTTCGTGTTTGATTACTTCTGGTTCGGCCGTATTTGAACCTCGGCCGGTTACTCCTTCTTTATATCTTTCTAATGCATAATCCTTATACAATACACCATCTAGTTTTTTAAGAAAATTAGAAAATGTAGTACTCTCTCCACAATTATGACATCGGAAGAAAAGGTCTGTTCGTTTTTGATAAAAATATCCCCGAGCCTTAGTTTTGCTCTTTTGGGAATCTCCACAAAACGGACATCTGAAATTGTAGAGTCCTTCGTTTTTTCTTTTGAATAGGAGTAAACGTGAAGAAAGAAGATTCACGTATTTTGTATCAATATAAGAAGGCATAATAAAATTTAAATAAGATTT